TCGAACTGTTTAAAGCCTTTTTCAATATCACGAGCAAGATCTTCTTTTATATATCCACCAAAATGCCCTCCGCTTAATCCATCCGTCAGTCCTTCGAGGGTTAGATCCTTATAAGTTTTCATACTTTTTCCTTTGATTAATTATAGAATTATGCTCTATTTTGAATACTGTTTACACCAATCTTCAATTTCTTTAGCTGTCTTTTTATCAGGTGCGCGCAATTTCCCATCTCGAGTTTCAAAATGTATTTTGCCATCTATATAAACTATAAAATCCGGTTCCCATTTTTTTATTGCTTCTGTTTTGTCCTTTCCAGAACGGTCCTTAACAACTACGTGAAAATCTGAAGCTTTGTGATCAGCCTTCACTGGAGTGACTGTATAATCACCACATTTTATTTCTTTACTGCTTCCGGATTTAAAGCTTTTTTCAAGATCTCTAACGAGACCTTCTGTTATGACTCTTCCTCCCAAACGACCACTGCTTAATCCATCCGTTAGTCCTTCGAGGGTTAGATCCTTATAAGTTTTCACACTTTCTCCTGATATGTTTTAGAATTATACTCTATTTAGTATTTTTAAGATACTGATATTTCTCTTTTGCCAGTGTTCTCATCTTATCTGCAACCTTAGTATCTATTGTAGCATACCTTGCATATGCATCGCAAGCTTTTTCTTTCTTTTTATAAAGAAACATGTCAAAAGCCAGTTCAGAACTGTAAGCATCTATCTCAAAGGGGCTTGAAAAATAATCAGAATCGAAATTAAATGATTGTCCGTCTTTACTATCATCAAATTGCAACGAATGGGTTAATTCATGGACAAATGTAAGAACAAATTGTTCTTTATATCTTTCCCATTGTTCTTCTGGAATGTATAATTGGTGGGTATATAATTCTGGGGATAAATTTACTGTAATCTCTATCTCAGATTCAGAATAATGTTCTTGTGGTACATTTGCTGCACCATCATATGTTATTTCATATAACGCATGTGTTCTATCTTTTCTTATATTAATATAACAAGGGAATCCTAATTGTTTTTCGATTAGTTCTCCCATTTTGAAAGAACAATTTCGCCAGGATGTTATATATTTTAATGTTGATTCATTATATGCCTTTTCAAAGCATTTAAAAGACTGACATGCTGTTTCTATATTTTCTTTAATAAGATCTAATTCATTCATATTGAAAAGCACCAAAGTCCGCTTTATTGCGCATTCTATTGCCAGTGGATTGATCAAATAATGGTTCATCATCTTGCCCACTATCTGCAATATCGTCTTGGGCTTTTTGTTCTACGTCATATAATCTCATTTTAGGTCTATCTATTCCAACGATGAACTTCTTATAAGATGTAGGATCATTATATCTATTTTTTAATTGTTTTACAAGTAATTGATTTAACTGTTCCATTTCATCTGAAGATATTATAGCAAACATAAAGTCTGCTGTTGCTGGTAAACCAAAACTTTCAGATGTATCTTCTAATCCTATATCTGTACTTGTAAATCCTGTTCTTGTAGTCTGTGTTGCAGATACAATGGGAACATTAAATTCTACCGCTAACCCTCTTAATTCTTCAGCAATTGATTTAATATAAGTATACGAATTTACGTTTGCGCCTGTTCTAATTCTTGCGCTTGAACATATATTCAAATAATCTATGAATATTATATCAGGAGTAAAATTACGTTTCAACTTTAATTCTGATAAAAGATTTTTAAAATGCATTGCACTTGCTGATGCAGTAGGATATTCTTTAATAATAATTTTACCCTTAGTCTTTGCATTTATCTTATCAATTTTCTTTTGATACATATCCCTTGAAAGTTCTTCTAATTGACTAATAGGTATATCTAAAAGATTTGCATCTATTCTTTCAGCGATCCTTTCTTCAGCCATTTCCAAAGTAATATAAAGAACATTCTTGTTTATGGATAAACAACTAGCAGCATGATGACACATAAAAAGAGACTTACCAACACCAGTTCCAGCAAGACATATATTAAGAGTTTTATTAGGTAACCCTCCTTTAGTGATCTTATTAAACATTTCAAGATCGAATTCAATCTTCTCTTCAACTCTATGATAAAATTCAAATCTTTCATTTGCATCTTCAATAAAATCATGACCTACATGAGGATCAAATGATACTGCTAATGCATCTGACAATAAAGATGGAATAGCACCTTTTTGTAAATTTGTTTTATTTTCGTTACCTTCTAAAATAGCAATTGCATCAACAACTGCATTATAGATTGCTTTATCTTGACAGAAGGTTTCCGATTGTTCAATAAGCCAAGCAGTTACATCTTTATCCTCAGGTTTATCTAAGGTATTAATTATTTCTGTAGCTTTTTGGTATTCATTCTCATGCAAACCATCTTGTTGATCTAAATCAATTAGAAGGCTTTGTTTTGTGGGTAGACTATTATGTTTAACAATATAATCTTGTACCTGTTTGAAGATAAGTTTTTCTGCATTATCTTCAAAATATTCTTGCCTTATATAAGGGGAAACTTTTCGGGAAAAAAGTTCATTGTGTATCAAATGAGATAGTATTAGGTGCTCTATCCGTTGATTCATCGTCCTCCACAAAAGTTATTGGGTTTGTCATTTCTGCGTTGTCTTGTTCTAAATATCTGTCCCATAATAATTTCACTAATATTTCACCAATCATAAATTCAAATTCTTCACCCTCTTCATCGGTGTGTTCAACACCTTCTAATTCGGGCGGTACCATTATAACATCATATTCATACTTAGCAGTACTTTCATCTTCTGCATCTGGCGGGGCCACTTGAAATTTACCATACTTATAAATGACACCTTTAAAGGGTCCGGTTGTCATCTCTACACATTGATTAGTAACATCATCAGGATGTTCTGGATGAGGAACTAATCTATAATAAGTATTAATCCTAACATAATCTTCTTTATTCAGTTCGTTCGACATCCTCTTCCTCTGATACTTCTTCAAGACCAACTTCTCCATAAAGAAATTCTTTATGTGCTACTGCATCTATTTTATCTAAAATCTCTTTGGTAAAATACTTAGTAGGATTTTTTAGAATTGTTTTCAAGAAAACTTTTTCGCCATCTGGCATTTCTAATCTAGTAGAAACCTTTTTAAAGATTCCATACTTCTCAGCTAACTCTGCTAAACCATAGTAACGATTTAATCCCTCTTTATATGTAAGAAGAACATCAATCATCTTATTCTCTTTAGTGAGTCGAGATTTAAAATTTCTACAATGGACTATATTACCAATTACCTCAGTCCCATCCTTTTCTTTCTTCTTAGATAGGAATACTATGCTAGATGCCGCATAATGAAGGCCAGTTCCACCACCCATAATCTTTTGAGGAAACAATGTTCCTATTTGATCATATGTGTGATTAGTAACAACAAGAGGAACTTTTGCTTTACCTCCTAGCAAAGTAAGAACTCTAAACGTTCCTTTAACCATTTGAGCTCTGGTCATATCTCTGGTTTCTTTGCCGTCACTAACATCTTCCATCTCTTTAGAAGTAGAAAGATTACCTAATGAATCTAAACATAACATCATTGGTGGTCGATCTTTTTCAGATTCTTCTAAATGTTTTTCTAAAATTTTTGTTGCTTGTGTTCTAAATTCTTGAACTGTTGCAACAGGCAGGATAATCATTCGTTTAGAATCAATTCCTCTTGATTCTATCATCTGTCTTGTTAAAGCGGATTCAGACTCAAAGTAAATAACACCACCGCTAGGATTGTCTGCAAGAAACTGTCTGACGCAACCCAAGACAAAGAAAGTTTTTCCTGTAGAACTTTCACCAGCGAATGCAGTAATTTTATTAGAAGGTAATCCTCCATAGATACTCCCAGATAATAATCCATTTAATATGTACGATCCTGTGTCGATAAAACTTTCGACATCTCCAGCTTCAACACCATCACTTACTTTTGAACCATAAGTGTTGTTCGCCACTTTCAACATTTCATCAAAATAACTCATTTAATCCTTTCAATTTAATCATTATATATTATACCACAAGTTAAAACAAATGTCAAGCTTTTTCGATATCTAAATCCATAGTAGAAGGATCAAACTTTACTTTAATAGTAAGTTCTATAGGTTTAAGAGTTCCATCTTTTAATGGTATAGGAAGCTTTCCTTCGACTGCACCCACTAGGGCGTCTTTTGCTGTTTCAAACGCGTGAGTAGGATCTGATTTAACGAGATCATCTAACTCTTCTTTTGCATCATCTGGGATGATACTATCAATCATTGCTTCTACGTGCTCTTTCGCAAGGTCCTGCGCTTTGTCCATAACAAGCCCTGAAATCACATTAAATAATAATACTGGTAACATATTTTCCTTTTTAATTAATCTGTTGTTCCCAACTCTGTTCGTTATTGTGTTGAGCTAGTGTCTGTTTAAAATATTCATCGGTGGTAATTGGGGAATGTTTATCCGGGTCGTTTGTAAAATTCTTAATTAATACATTATAACCAGGATCTATAAAATAAGGCATTGAATAACGAGATTTTGCATGAACTGTATTAACAACCCTATGATTGGTTGACTTTAATGTATCATTAGACCATCTTTGAAACATGTCTCCAATATTTAATACTGTTGAATTTTTTATTATAGGAACATCAATCCATTCATCCGTTTCTCTATCCTGTACTTGTAGACCACCAACATCATCGAAACGAAAGAGTAAAGTAATAGAACCATAATCAGTATGTTCTCCTCCAGACTCATGTTCCTCTTGCCTCTCATGCGCTGGGTAATGAAACATTCTCATATTAACATAACCACTCATATGCTTATCTATTAAATATCCTTTTTTATGTTTGAATATACTTTCAAACTTATTGAAAAATTGATAAGATAGACGTTGAGAAATCTGAAGGATAGATTGAGCTAATGATTTAAACTTTGGAATTTCTGTAGGCCAATATTGTTCTTGCATTCTTGCTGGTTCAATCCAATTATATGATTCTTTCGAATCACCATCTCGACTCTGAATATATCCCATCTCACCCCAGCCTGCGCGACATGTTGATGAACCCTTTACTCCATTATATACATATTTCTTTTTCACATCTAATGGTAATTGAAAGAACTCTTCTGTAAGATATTTCCAGTCTTGGAATTCCGATAACCATTCATCATAAACATTAGTGAATACTGCGAATCCCGCAGTTGTATAAGCATTATACATTTGCTCTTCACAAGAATCACTTTTAAAATTAATTATCGGAACCTGAAATGACATTTTTCATTATTTAAATTTCAGAAAGGGGGCCGAAGCCCCATTTCTTAAGTGTTGTTACTTAGAATAAATTCCCCAGAGAACCCAGATGGCCACTAAACCAACTAATCCTTCTGAACCAAGGGATTTAACTAAAGAGGTAACTGAACCGATGACGTCGAGGCCAATAAAAGGTACAGCTGCTCCAAAAAGAATTTGAAGAACCACGCCTAATGCTATTAGCGCGAGTCCTGCTTCTGTTAGGCTTTTAATCCAACCTATTGCTTGATCTAACATGTGTTATGACTCCATTATTGTTAGGATTGTTTAAATAGTGTTAGCGGAGCACTCCACCAAGATTCCCAAGGAAAATGTATCCAAAGTTTCTCAGTATCTTTAGCGACTTCTCTAACATAGTAATGAGGTTTAAAATCTACCTCATTATTCCACCAGAGTGATGCAAATCTTACGTCACACTGAAGTTGTAAAGGCGTGTTTTCTCTCGGCCCGTTTATATATTGAGATATGCGCTCAAATGTTTCACCACTATCGCATATATCATCTATAATTAATACCCTCTTATCTGTCTTCCTTGGCAGATAATCTTCCCATTCGGGAAAATCTCTAAGAGCGCTTTTCACAGGCTTAAACGGTTTTTTTAACCAGTGAGACATCATAACGCCTGGAGTTAAACCTCCGCGGCTCAAACCGACGATAACGTCAGGTTCAAACCTATCCAATGTAATGTCACGACAGAGCTGATTTACATCCAAACACATTTCCTGCCAGCTATACCATAGTTTTCTCATGTCCTTCATAACAAACCTTATTACTTATTTATCATACAAAAAACGACTCTAATGAGCTAGTTTTTTCTGGTGACCATCCAATTACTTTTAAAATTTCATTCAATGGACCTCTAAAAGACTTCTCAAATTGCTTTTCATAATCAATATAATCATGTAGCCCAAATTCTTCAGGTAAACCTTCCATCATAGCGATGACACTATCCCTGATAGGATTGGGCTGTATTAAATAGACAAATTTAATCTTTTCACCCTCTTGAATAAAAGGATGTTTTTTATGCAACTGCTTCTGCTTTAAATAGTGATTATATAAGCGAGTTGCTTTTACGTGCACAGGTGTCCCTTTACCGTAAATATCTTTACCACCATTATACTTTTCAATTCCCTTGACTGATCTAGGAAACGCAATATTTTCGATAGGTTCTTTTTCGAACTGTTCTCTAAAATCCGCGATGAATTTTTGAATGGCTGCCTCATCTTGATTAATGATAATATCAAAAGACTTTTTCAACTTATCTCTACAAGATGTTGGCGTTGAGGATTTAACAGATTCGATCCCCATAACTTTAAGTCGTGGATTAGTATATCTCACTCCTTCATTATCATGGACATTAAGAATATAATGTTTCTTCCCTGTCCATATTCCTTTGTCAGCTAGACATTCTCTTTTCATAAACATCTTCTGATCAAAAGCATTTGTATAATTTGCGAGATCCGCATATCCATTATCAATCACTCCTTGGAGCTTCTCTTCACATACCTTATCTAGAAAATTAATAACTTTTGTGGGATCTGGATTTTCCGGAAATACTTTTTCTACTAACTTCCCTAAAGTAATATAGAGGGAATCAGTATCCGATGCGAGTACATAATCTTCTTCTTCTGTCTCCATAACTTTATTAAGATAATTATTGACCACCGATTCTGCCCAACGAATACTGAGTTGCCCCCCTAATGTAATAGCTTCAGATATTCTCAAATCAAAGAATCTAAAATATGGATTCCCGAAAGCACCATAAACACTATTAAGCATTAACTTCATAGCTGTTTGTTTATTGCCAAAGGAATCTGCTTCTTTTTTTAATTTTTCTATTTCATCTGGATCAGTCGCTTTCTCTAATTTCTTCTTAGCCTCAATCATCTTCTTTTTAAAGATGACGCGATTATCATACTTCTCTTGCATTATTCTAGGCAAGAATCCTTGTACATCTTTTCTGAATCCTTGTCCATTAGGAGCGATGATAATATCTTTATCATAATATTTGTTTAAATCTATTTCCTTATGCAATAAAGAATCGACTCGACATGGCTCTGTAACACCTGTTAAAATAGTATCAGGACTAACATTGTATTGCATGATTAAATGAGGATATAGACTATTTAAATCGAAACTAACAACCCAATTATGTAAGCCTGCTTGAACCTCTTTTACATACGCGCCGGTGTAAGCCGCATTTTTTGTATTATCTTTTTTAGGTGGTACTATTATATTTCTATTCATTAGATCATTTGCAAGAATCACTTCCCACATCATAACCATTCCAAATGTATCTTGATAGTTAACCTTTGCTTCATAAGCCAGTGCAACCACCATCTCTATTAATTTTTTCTTTTCTTCTAATCGTTCTACTAACTGAGTATCTTTAATATTATAATCGATAAACAATTGATAATTCTCTTTATACAATGTATGAAGGTTTCCATATTCTTCGAAAGACAATTTCCTTTCACCTAATTCAACGGAAGCAATATAATCTAATCTATAGCTTTCTGATGGTGGTGAATTCCTTCTGTATACATCTATATAATCAATTACAGATATTCCAATAAGATCATGAAAGATTGTTTCTCTACCTCTAAAAGTTGTTGATCGTTCATTAACCATTCTCCAAGGCGATAATCTTTTAACAGTCTTTTTATCAAATAATCTACTAGTTCTATTAACCAAATATGGTATATCAAATCCCTGAATATTCCATCCCGTAACAATGTCTGGTGCTAACTTTTCCCAAAATGAAAGAAACTCTTCAATCAAATGATTCTCATCTGCACAATGAAAATATTCAACAGCGGGGTTTGTATTATTGTATTCACCACATCCAAACACGTAATATTTTCCTTTTGCTCCAACAGTTATTGCTTGTATCTCTTCAGAAGCGGGTATTGGATCTGGAAATCCATGTTCTGAGGCAACCTCTATGTCAATACTAGCAACTATTAATTGTGAAAAGTCATAATCAATTCCCCTATCCTTAGGGAACTCATCGTAAATATAACTATATCTCCAAGCAGTCATTCCGTAAATTTGGAAATTTTCTACCCCATCATACTTACGAATAAAGTCTCTTGTTTCTTTTATTGTGCCTGGTTTGATAGGTGCTAATGTTTTACCATCAATAGTTTTAAACTTTGATTTTTCTTGAGTGGGGATATATACTGTGGGATGATATTCAATACGATCATCGAAACGTTGACCATTTTCATATCCTCTCACTAAAACATGATCACCGACTTGGTGTACATTTGTATAAAATTTCATTTTTGGAAGTAGTCGATTTTACTGTAGTCTAGTTTATGTCCGTAAGATTCTAATTTCTTTCGTGTCCATAATATCTGATCATCAATCTTGCTCCTACCCCTATATGCTCCAATCAGATAAAGAAATTGAAGATATATTAAAAGAGGAAGTATTAATAATCTGTTCATTGAATTAATCCTGGCTTGTAAACAGTTTTTCCTTTAATTCTCAAAGCAGTATTAATCTTTTTGCGATTCTGGCCATTTGTTTTATAAGAGCAATGTACCCAACCGCTACTAGGTTCGCCTTGAGTATAAAATTCTAAAATTAGTTGATCAAAATCTAAATTGTCTCTAACCCAGCATGCTAATTTATAATTACCTATCCTGGAACTTTCAAAGTCAGCTGCTTCACCAAAACAATGTTGACTTGTCTTAGATCCACCAACTGCCTTATTCAAAGCAAGCCCTCTATAGCCACTATTCACACGCAGTGGTCCGAATTCATCTCTTGCCGGTTGTAAAATATGATTTGCAACATTTACGAGGTTAACTAAAATCTGTGCAGAATCGGGCATATTTGATATTCCCATTCTTTCTGCTGTTGAACTTTTCACAAGTTCAGGAAGAGTAAAGTTAGGTGCGACTCTAATATCTTCATCCGTATTTAATAACTTTATTGCGCTCATTGTAAATTCCTATTGTATAATTATAGTTGAAAACAACTGAAATGTCAACTATAAAAGAGGGTTTGTTAAACATAATTCTATATGCATATTTATAACGCACCCTCTTTTGGATTTACGATATTACTTCGTAACAATAGGGATCTGCTTTGATTTCTTTTCCTCAGGAACAATTCGTTCTAAGGCAATGGTTAGCATTCCACTATCTAATTTAGCGGCTTTAACTACCATATCATCAGCAAGAGTCCAGGACCTCTTAAAAGAGCGTCTGGCGATTCCCTGATGAAGAAATTCTTCTTCAGATTTTTCCGTTTGACTTGAAATAGTCAACGTTCCATCTTCAACATTTACCGAAAGGTCCTTTTCGGATAATCCCGCAACAGCAACTTCAAGAGTATAATCCTCACCATCCTTTTTAAGATTATAAGGTGGGTATCCTGAATTAGGAATAGTGTTACTACACTCAATGAATCTATCAAATAGATTATCAAAACCTACTGATCGACCTAATGCTTGTTCTAACTGTTTATGGGTGGGAAACATGGAAAGTGCGTTAGTTGTTAACATATGTCCTCCTTCTTTAAGCAAAGACGTTAATAAGATCATCGAGAACCCTTACGCAAGCAATTCTCAATGTTGTATTAAGAGAAGATTAGTCTCTCCAACCTTCTCCTGCTATAAAATGTTCAAATCTATGTTTGAACACAATCCATAATAAGTGTATTATGGAGTTGGCACTATATGTTCCACATTCGTCAAACTCTGTAGTGCCGGTTTCAGGATCAGTTATAACTTCTTCAAAAACTTCTAAGTCAAAACTGTGCCCTACTACTTTACGTCTCATTTGCCTGTACTTCCAAAACCACCATCACGGCTGGTTTTCTGTTTAGGCGGAGACTTAATTTCTTCTATATTATAATGTAAATCTCTCACAAGTTCTCCTTGTGCGATCCTATCACCATTATTTATAACGATCGACTGAACATCTGATAAATTAACCACGGGAATGAATAATGGTTCGACATAATCAGAATCTATCACTCCTTCGCAATTAATAAAACTCATTCCTTGTTTAATCGCTGTTCCGGATCTTGGATGTATTCTTACTGAATGTCCAGGTGGTATATCTAAAATAATTCCTGTCGGCACTAAGACTCTTTGAAAAGGATGTATTGTTATATTTTTATCGTGTCTTTCAATAAAATCTTTTCTATTATCATTCCAAAACCTACATCCTATTTCCGGTGTATAATATGCATGTATATCAAAACATGCTGAACCTTTTGTGGAAAATACTGGAAGCTTTACGTCTGGATATAATTTATGGGCTTTCAAACTTAATGTCGTCATGTTTTTTATTACCTATATTATATTTCGCAACTAAATCCCATTCATCTTTCTTTTTGAAAGATATAATCTTTAATTGATTAATTGGAACTACGTTATCATCATTAATTTTTTCACTATCAACTTTCTGAACCAGATCCCATTCGGCTAATAAATTGACTATTGTATTACGCCTTGCGGCATCATTATCCGAAAAATTAGATGGTTTTCCATCTAACATAAACAATTCTTTAAAATGAACGATGTAATATCTGGCTTGTTTATGAAGTATATGACAAGATTGATATAATATCTTATCCTTCTTAGAAGCCACACCTATTCTAGTTAGTGTTTCCTTTACCTTTAAAAAATCATCGGGCTGTTTCAACTTGATTTCGACTAGAGATTCTATCTCTACACTCATTGTTCTCCTTCAATCCACCTGTAAATAATTCTTGCCTAAGATTATTCAGATCCTCATCACTGAAGATATCAACAACCTCTCGCGCTTTCTGAAGGCTGTATCCATAATGTTCAACGATAAGATCTATGGCTTCGTACTTTTCAGCTTTGAGCCATCGACCAAATCTATTCTTGGGTCTGATAATATTTAGCAAATAGTGGTATTGAAGCTTGCTATCCAGATAAGTTCTAATATTCATCTCATTAGCTTGGAGAATCGTATCGAAGTTAAAACTTAAAGATCGATTAACGAGAAACGGTTTATATTGACTTTCTAATTGATTATCTATATCGTCTTTCAATAAATCTTTCTTCTTGTAATTAATATCATTTACAAAGTCAAAGGGGTTCATTGCCATTGTCCTTCTACCATGATTTCAATTAAACATGCTGTAAGATTTATGTCTTGATCGGCCGCGAATGCACTCTTATATTGATAATCAGCTAATAAGAGTATTACGGGTGGTAATGTATTAGGTGTCAAATGCTCATGTAAATTATCATATAATTTTCTATATACTGTCCTAGCATCTGTATGACTTGTGTCAACCACCCATTTACGTACCTTTGTGAAGTTCTTTTCTTTTAACGCGTTAATAAGCGCATTAAAATCGCTATCTGAGAGCAAACTGAGGATTCCACTATCAATCTGTCCACTACTACTATAACGCTGTAATTCATTTAATGTTCTTCTAAAATCAGGATAATACTTCATAATGAGTTCAACAACAACCTTTTCGTTAAACTCAACCTTATTCTCATTAAGAATTGTTGTGATTCTCTCTAATAACTGTTGCGCTATCTTAGGAGATTCTTTTTTATCTACCTTAAATTCAACCACCGAACATCGAGAATGAATAGGATCGATAATTCTATTAAGATAATTACATGTGAAAATGAAACTACAGTTATCAGCGAATCGCTCAATAAAGCCACGCATTGCTGGTTGTGTAGATTGAGGATTCAAATAATCAGCCTCATCTATAATAACTACCTTGCGACCACCAATCAATGAAACGCTGCTGCAATAATTTTCTAACTTAACTCTTAATAAATCAATACCAGATTCCTGAGAACCATTGATAATCAAATAGTCTAAGCCGATCTCTTTACACATTGCCTTCGCAACTGTAGTCTTCCCCATGCCAGGTCCACCACATAAAAGAAGATTCGGTATATTACCTGAAGCTACATAAGATTCAAACGGTTCTTTTAGATGTTCTGGTAAAATACATTCTGATACCTTTTGTGGTCGGTATTTTTCTACCCATAATATATTATCTGCCATAATCCTTATGTTGTTTGTTCAGTCGCAATCCAATACTCAAGTTCTCTACTGATATTTTTAAAATGTCCTAAGCCTTTATCTGATATCTTAACATCATAAGACCCTTTCAAAAGTTTAAGATTTTCTAGTTTGAAAATCATTCTAAAATTGGCATCCGAAGGTCCTAAATCGACTGCGTAACTATCCACAGATGTCTTAGAATCATTCGCTTGAACTTTAAGTTTTCCGTCGCTTGCTACTACCGCGATCTCAGGTAAACTCATTACTCCTGCTGCCCTCATTATTGCAATGAAAAACTTTTCATCTAATCTAAAGTCTGCATCTTCAGATGGCAATTGAATATCCTTCGCGAGAATCTTTTTCTCATTTTCAAAGAGACTCATATTTGCGAATTGATATTCAGCAACAGAATCACCAGCTTGAAAATTATTTGCATCAACACTGGATTGAACGGTGACTGATTTTTCACTAAACTCAAATTGTGGTTCTGTGAATAAAGAAAGCACTCCTAAAAATTTATTCAAATCATATATAGCAAAATCCTGAGGAAAGCTTTGGTTGAGTTTAGCTTTTGCTAAAACATTTGTTTGTTCACTGACTGTCTTAATTGTGTCTCCAGCTTCGATAACCAGGCTCTGATTAATCTCAGCAAAGTTCTTCAATACTTCGATAGTCTCATTATGTATAATCATTTTATTCCTATATATGGTTGGGGCTTTCTGTAGGTGATGTTTTTAATTTAGTAGTTTTCTTATTTTTATCTTTTCGCTTTTTAGACGCAAGAGCCCTCCTATCCTTTCTATTCATCCCTTGCGATGATAACTTCTTTTTACGATCTTCTAAGAAAGGTCTACTCTCAGTATCATATCCGTGAGCGGCATATTCTAATGCGCCCATATCTGGCAAATTACCATTAAACACATATGTTCCAACGTGCTGTAATTTCATCCAAGGACATAAAAAAGTTTTAATGTCGATCTTCTGACATAGTTGACAGAACATATAATCTTCCGAAAGATAACGATCAGACCCTTCAGATTTACCTTCTCCCATCCATTGATCATTATCAATAATGGTGTCAAAAAATGCATGAATATATCTGGAACCATCGAAATGGTCTGATCGATTATGATCTGGTTTATATCGAAACTTAGGATATGCTTTCGCAAATTCTTCTAAAGCTTCTCTCCGAATCATCATAAACCCTGTTCCAATTTCCAAAGCTTCTACGGGTTCTGATAAGGATATTGTTTGTGTTCCGCCAGTTGGATTAAAGACAAAGTCACCTGTAAATTTCTCGAGGAGCATTGGATTTTCATCGGCTAATCCTTTATCAACAGCATTACGTACCTTTTCCCAAGCAATACACTTCTTAGGATATATGCCACCAACAATTGGTTTTGTTTCATCGCATAGAGCGGCTAATGTTAGAACGTAGTTTGGATCGAAACAAATATCGCTATCAATGAACATGAGATGAGTATATTCTGATCTCAAGAACTCATCGACACAATAATTTCGAGCTCTAGTAATTAATGATTCGTTAAACAGATAAAAGAATTTAAGATCTATTTGATACTTTGTAGCGGTTGTTGCTAAATCAGCACACGCTTTCGTATACATTCCACTGCACATACCACCATACATTGGCGTTGCAACAAATATCTTTTTCTTTCTTAAATCTGCTATTGGTACTTCAATCTGCATTAAACTCCTCTATTATCTCGTTAACTAAACACAAACATACACTATCAACTATTTGTATTGATTATAGCTGATAATGTATATAATGTCAAGGATTAAATTTATTTTATTATGAATTAGGTTCTTCATCGGGTTCAGGGTTTGTCGTACCATCTTGTACGTGCATGCTATTATCCTCTAACTCATCAGGTGTTGCACTAGGATCTACCTTAGTCCAAAGATCCATGAAACCTGTTTTCGTATCATCATCGAATCGATTGATCGAAAATTCGATCGCCTTTTCCTTGTTCTGGAATATCATGTACGATGTGACGATGTTAATTAAACGACGAGTGGAGATAATTTCATCAATCCCACCATCAGCAAATGTCCTGCGAATAACATCAGTCCACTGACACAAATGGTCAACGAATTCATTATCTGTTACTCCATGATTCTCAAGAATCTTATTAACAATTTTCTTCTCGACATGTGTTGGAGGGTAATCTTGTTCGAATGTAATTGGAAAACGATCAAGGAAAGCTTCATTGAGAATGTTTGCACCTATGAATCTTCCATCATCATTACCTTTTCCTTTTGTATTAGCAGTCGCGACAATGTTAAATCCTGGAGATGGTTTTACAAGACGATTAATCTTTTTCAAGAAAATGCTTCCGCCTTCGAGTACTGGTTGGAGACACATGATCTTATTTGAGGCAAGGTCAATCTCATCTAAAAGTAATATTGCACCACGTTCCATCGCAACAATAACTGGTCCGTCTTCCCAAATGGTCTCACCATCTTTCAAAACATAGTGACCTAAAAGGTCATCTTCATCTGTTTCAATGGTAATATTAACTCGAATTAATTCGCGTTTCGTGCCGGCTGCGGCTTCGAAAACCTCTTTGGTTTTACCCATTCCAGATAAGCCAGTAATAAAAGAAGGTACAAACATTCCAGATTTGAATATCTGTATCAATTCCTTATAATAACCTGCTTTAATATAGTTAGGATCTTTTTCGGGAACGAAAGAGATGCTCTCATCTACTTTCTTAATTGTGGTTTCGTGTTGCACTTCTTTAATATCTTTAAGCGCTTTCGGTTTGCGGAACTTATCGCCCCACTTAGCAGCTGGCGCCGTCATATTTTTTCCATAATTTGCAATTGAAAATTGGTTTCGTCCTATTCGAAGTTTACCTAGAAAATTCTGATTAGGCTCAGTGAAATCCAAATCCTCAGCAATCTCATTTATTTGAGAACGATCTAAGATCGTTTGTTCACCGTGTTTGGTTTTCCAGGTTTCAACTATTTGTTCTCTGTTCATCATATAACCTCTCTCGCTTATGATATTATTGTTATTATGTATATATTATACAGCATTCTTATCAAAATGTCAACGGTTTTGTTTGTCAACGATTTCAATCACTTAAAGGTATCTCATTGAAATCATTATGAAACAAAATTGCATTAAGCCACCTTTTCTGCAAATCTCTGAAGCATTATTCGCTTATCCAGCTTTCCTTTTTGAAACTTTTTAAACGCTCGAGCGATCGATGCAGTTGAGTTTGTCTTACTTGTGTCGATTTTTATTCCTTCCTCCATTGCTACAGTTGCGTGTGATTTAATTATATAGAGTTCATCATATCCTCTGTCTTCAACAATTACAAATCCTTCTCGATTATACTGACTTTTTCCTTCACGTTCCCATTCACTCCAGCCGACTTTGCGACCTGCTTCACCAGCTGCTGATGTCAGGAAGAACCCTAAAATATTCGAACCTGTTTTGAATTTATAATAATTGAGAAAGTTTTCCGTTTGCTGAGAACCGTGCGAATCTGTCCACTCAAAAACTTTTTTCGTTTCCGGATCTACCAATTTGATTTTAATTCTATTTTCATCCACATAAGTGTTTATTCGTTTGTTAAACATTCCGTGGTTAGTATCGTAATCCGTCCAAACATTATGTGAGGAATTAGATTCTCCATCTGTAAGAATAATTGTATTAACAATATCCAAATTATTTTCTCTCTGAAACCTTTTAACATTTGCTGTGCTTATCATAATCGCATCATTCAAAGGTGTCCCACAAAGTCGTTGTAATGGCCAGCGGATGTTTCGACCAATTGAATGCCATTCCCATGAAGTTTGAACTTTATTTTCATAACCCCAAGTACTGAAAATCTTATATGGAATCGTTTCGACTGGATCTTTTACATTCTTTCCTTCTACCTCTCTCTTCCACTTCGCTCTCTGTTTCTTTTCATCAACCCACGTTGCACTTTGATAATCTCTATCACATCGTAGCAATGACATCAAAAGATACTCGCGCTGTGCTTTATATTCTTTAGCAGTCATCTTATTGGAAAATATTTCAACCAATTGAGTTCTCGGATCGCCTATTGCCAATGAATCTATAATTGGTTTATAGGGCTTGCCAAATTCCTCTTCTTTAACCTCATTGCCTTCATTATCATGCGCGTAATCGGTGAACGCATAAGCTTCATGTGAGATATTACATTTTCTACAAAAATCTATCAGTTGATATAACTGAATCAATGTTGGCATTATTTTATCATTCATCGATCCTGACCAATCCATCAGAAAATAGAGTCCATGATTCTTACCTTCCGGAACAACAGTGATCTTCTTGAAAATATTATCACAATATTTGTACTTGTGAATATCTGAGAGCGCTATAACACCTGAATTAGCAGTCATTGATCTTTTATATTCAGCCGCTTTCTTTTTCATTTCAAATTCTTTTACCAAATAATTAACAACAGGCTTGTTCTCACTATCTACATATTTTAGATACTGTCTCGCATATCCTATTGATAATTCATATTCTCTATCCCAGAGCTCTTCGCCATCGTTTCTATGATTAGCTATCAAATAATCTCTTCGAGTATCCATAGCTTCCTGAGTTCTTTTCAGTAATGTCTTATAATTAATAATCAACTCCTTAGACTTTAGATCGATCGTCGGTGCATTATAATACACTAAATCCATTGCGTCCTCTGAAATCAATTCAATTTCATTTACACGAAAATTCTTATCTGTTTCTGATTTCGGTTCGCGCTGCCATTTCCAAGGGTCATCTTCATACCATTGATCATACCCTCCCTGCGTACCTGAGGACTGTGTATTTCCGTCTTCATCACCTTCTTCTTCTTTTTTATCTACAGAATCCTGAGGTGCTGTTTGGTTCTCACTTTGCCCTTCTTCATCTTCTTTATTTTCTCCCTTAGATTCTTCTTCGTTATCACAATTATCTACTGGAGCGTTACATTCATTCTCTTCATCTGTTTCCCTTTGCCTTCTCATCCTTTCATCGAAATCCCAATCATCAGAATCTTCATCATCCTCATCTTCTTCATAATATTCTGAATCTGACATATCATCAGTACAGGACATCTGATCTTCTTCATTGTCTTCAGCCCAATTCCAAAGCTCTTCGGTTAACTTTTCAACATCTTCCCAAGTTTCAAGGTCTTCCATTTTTTTAATAAATGGTCTCTCTTCCTCAGAGAACTGAACGTTCTCCAAAGGACCACCTTTAAAATGAATATTGAGTTTATCGATCAGCGATGAAGAATTGATATCAATATTATCTTTCTTGAGACCAAAAAAGTCTCTTTCGTGAACTAATATCTTATATCCTTTAGCCATTGCCTTTCCAGCGCCTGCGAACTTCTTTTTGATCAGTTTTTCGATCCTCGCATCTTCTACAACATTCAAGAATCCCTTATAGTTAGGACCTCTTTTTTCAATAACACTATGCCAACCCTCTGCCGGTGTATTCAACGCATGTCCAACTTCGTGACAGACGAACAAATCATAGACATCACCTTCCATCTCTTTAAGAATAGGCAAAATCAAAGTTCTCGTCTTTGGGTTAAACCCAGCTGTTGGTACTTTAGCATGGCGGACAGATATATTTTCTGACGCCATAAGTTTTGCTAAAATGGATTTTTGTTCCAGTAATTCTGACATATTATCTCTCTCTAATAATTGTGGATGCTAAATTCATGCCGCATCCCAATTGATTCATTAACTGCTTCAATCATCTGATTAATTGAAACCCGAGTATCTTCATCAACCATCCAGTCAACGACCTGGTTCTCTACTCGGTGTATTGATTCATCTGCTTCTTCAGGATTCTCCATTTGGATGATCCTCGCGCAAGCACTTATAAAATCATTTACTGTGTGTATTCGTTCGTTCATAATCTCTCTCTATTAAATTGTTGCCCCAACCCTAAAGTTACTTCCATTTGTTTTCACCTCAAAGCCAGGGCGTTCCCATTCTTAAGGGATACATTATTCGTTAGCAATCCACAGGATGTGGAATTGGTTCAATCTCATCTGAAAACAGATTCAATTGACCGGAAGTCCGAACCTCGACCCAATCGCCAGTGTGGTCTTTAAAGGTCTTCATTCCCCATTTCATCAAATGCTGAATACCTGCTTCAACTTCTTCAACACCAATTTTCGTTTCGTTATATTCTTTCTTCGCAATTCCCATAATCTCTCTCTCTGATTGTTGAATTTCCACCTACCCACCCAACTCTTCGCTTCGGCAGTTGCTACCGGTCTGTGAATGATTCTCTCATTCTTTATATATATTATATCACATCGAGCCCAAAATGTCAACGAAAAAGCGCATAAATATCTATAATGATTACAACAGTTTACGCACTTTTTTTATTTCGATCAGATCGATCGATCTATTCTTGATTCGATAAATATATAGATTTAAGGAATTTATGATTAATATTTTTTAATATGAAAGGAACAAATTGACGAGTTTAATAACACCAACTGATTTTGATAATGTAGTTACCAGCCTTCGTAATTTTTTTCATTCCCGCGGTTTTCTAGAAGTTCACACCCAAAACAGATTATCCATATTAGCAGCATGCGAAGATCCAACAACTGTCGCAACATATAATTATAACGATATCATATGGCCCTTACCTCAAACAGGTCAGATGTGGTTAGAGTATGAATTACTCACCAATCCAGATCTTAAGGGATGCTTCTGTGTTTCAACTTCTTATAGAACAGAAAAGAATCCTGTTGAAGGAAGACATGAAATTATATTCCCCATGTTTGAATTTGAAGCGCCAGGTAATTTCGACGATTTACTGCAAATGGAAAGAGATTTAGTTGAACACCTAGGTTTCCTAGAGAACGTCCATGAACGCACACCAATACCTGAAAAAGGTTATAGTATGTGGTGTGAGAATTTCGGAGTCGATGAATTAGATCATGAGCACGAGCAAATGATATCAGATATCCATCATTCCGGAGTCGGATTTATAACGCGTTTCCCTTATTCTACTTCGCCTTTTTGGAATATGAAAAAAGAAGATGACCTTGCTAATAAATGCGATGTTATTATGGGAGGAATGGAAACCATTGGATCAGCTGAAAGGTCCGCTGATGTAGAGGAAATGAGAGATCAATTCTATACTATTTCTGATGGTGGATATGCTAAATTATTATTTGAACTATTTAGCGAAGAGAGAGTAGAAAAAGAACTAGAAGATTTTTTAAGTCATAAATTTTTTCCAAGATATGGTGGTGGAATAGGTCTTACGAGGCTTATAAAAGCCATTAAGGGAAAAGGAGCCGAGACGCGTCAGTTAAAGAATGGATAATTTACTCTGGGGTGGTGAAATTGGTAGACACGACATGTTGTTTGCATGTTGCACACCTAGTGGGAGCAAAGTGTGTGTGTTGGTTCGAATCCAACCCCCAGAGCCAATTGTAAATCTATATTTATAATATTAAAATCTAGATACAAAATTGATTGCACTCATTACTACTGTTTTCATTATTGATGTATATGCATCTTTTGGAAACTGTTTAAAATATATTCCAATATTGTTTGCATAAGGTATAAAAAAGAACAGAAAGAATTTGT